TCGCACGTCATGCCTTGGTTTTTGTTTTTTTGGACTGGGGCGTGGAATACTTGATCTCCACAGTGTACCACTCGCTTTCCATACCCGCCGCTCTTCCGATCTGCCAGCGGCGGCGGCGACGCCACGGCCTACGCCTGGTCCCGCATCGTGGCCATCGACCGGTACACGTTCCCCGGGGTGGGCGCGCGGCGCAAGTCGCTGAAGGTCACCGCGAAATACGGCTGGTCCGCGGTGCCGGTCGACGTGGAGCAGGCGTGCCTACTGAAGGCCTCGCGCCTGTTCGAGCGGCGCAAGGCGCCGTTGGGCATCTCCGCGGCCATTGCGGACTTCGGCCCGGTGCGCATCGCGCGCAGCGATTCGGACGTGATCGACCTCCTGCACCCGTACGTGAAGCTGCGCGTGGGCGAAGTCGGCGGCGGCCGGAGCGTCGCCTGATGTCCTCGCTCACCCAGATTCGTAACGCAGTCAAAACCACGCTCGAGGCCAACGTGACGGGCCTGAAGTGCTATGCCCGGGTGGAGGTCGTTAACGCCATCCCAACGGGCGGCTGCGCGGTCGTGGTGGCGCCTACGGCCACCGATTTCCTGGTGGCCATGGGCCGCGGCACCGACACCTACGCCTTTGACCTCATGGTCATGGTGGCCGCGGCCGATCTGGACCTCGCGCAGCAGATCCTTGACGGCTTCGTGACCGGCGCCGGTTCGACCAGCATCCGCCAGGCCGTATTCAACGCGAAAACCCTGGGCCTGAGCGACTGCGACGCCCATATCACCGGCATGGTCGAGGGCTCTTACGGTGGCCGGTTCGCGTCGGCCGCCATCGATCACGTGGGGGCCACGCTCGGCCTCATCGTTCACACCTCCGGCACGGCATAGGAGACACCCATGGCACTGAAGCAATACCGCGTGACCGGCATCCTCCCCGTGCGCGACGCCCAGACCAAGGAGTCCGTCCCCACGGGTGAGCTGGTGTGGCTCGACGACGCGGAGGTCCCGCGCCCACACATCGTCAACGGTCGCCGGGCCAAGCCGCTGGCCGGAACCAATATCCTCGCCCTGCTCGCCTGCGGCGCCATCGCTGAGGTGGAGCCGGCGAAGACCAAGAAGGCTGACTGACCGTGGGCACGATGGCCATCACGGGCGGGTACGCCTACGTGGGCGCGCGTGACTTCTCGGGCGACCTCAACATGTGGCGCCTGGGCGGCGAGGGCGAAGCCAAGGAGTGCACAAATCTGAGGTCCGGCGGCTGGCGCGAATACAAAATGGGCGTCAAGACGTCCATGCTCGAGATGGCCGGCCACGCCCAGTTCAGCGACGCCAGCGACGCCACCGACCCGTACACCTTCTCGAAACTCGGCGTAACTGGTGAGGCGATGACGACCGGCCTCAACGAAACCGAGGGCGAGCCGGCGTACTTCCACCGCGGCATGCAGGCCAATTTCAACTACGGCGGCCAGCACGGTGAGATCGTGCCGTTCAGCCTTCAGGCCAAGGGCACCGACGGGCCGACCGGCATCGTCCGCGGTCAGCTCGCCGTGAAGATGACGACCATCACCACCACCGGGGCCAAGGGCACCGCGCTCAATCTGGGCCTGGTCGGCGCCGGCCAGTACCTCTACGCCGTGCTGCACCTTCTCGGCACGGCGGGCACGTCGATCACGTGCCAGGTGGAATCCGACGAAGACAACACCTGGGCGTCGGCCACCCAGCGCATCACCTTCGGCGGCGCCCAGACGGCCGTGGGCGGCTACTGGGGCACCCGCGTGGCCGGCGCGATCGCCAATGACGACTGGTTCCGGCTCAACGTCACGGCCATCACCGGCACGTGGACCATTGCGTGCGCGATTGGCATCCAGTGAGCGCGCCGGCCGTCGTCAACGAAGCGCGGAGCCACCACGTCGGCCTCTGGCGCGTGGCCATCGTCGATGACGTCAACATGCTGCCGGACTCGCGCAAGGACGCGGTTATCGCCTGGCTCCAGAGCTACGGCATACCCACCCAGGAGTGCGCGCCGCGGCTGGTGGTCACCCAGTCCGAGGTGGACGGCAAGTTCCGCGCGCACGTGACCGTGTATGCGCGCGATGACCAGGGGGCCAAGTACATCGACCACGCGGCCAACCGTGTCCACACGGAGCCGCTGGTTGTCACCGTCGACTCGTATCCGGACTGGCTACCCATGGCCGGTCTCGCACCCGCCCGTGAGCAGGAGTAGCTATGGCCGTCTTCGCCCTTACCAACCAGTACGTCACCTTCAACGCGGTCGACTTCTCTGACCACGTCAAGGGTTGCACCATCGTGGCCGAGGCCGACCAGCTCGACTCGACCACCATGGGCGACTCGTGGCGTGAGTACACGGGCGGACTCAAGTCCGGCACCGCCAACATCGAGGTACTGGACGACTTCGCGGCCGGGTCGATCGACGCCACGGTGTGGAGCGCGTTCAACACCGGCACCGCGGTGGCCATGGCCTCGCGGCCGGTCAACGGCGCCATCGCCGCGACAAACCCCGAGTACCAGCACAACGTGTTGCCCAACGCGTGGAACGTGGGCGGCTCGCTCGGGGAGCTCGCGGCCAAGAATCTGAGCTTCCCGATCACGGGCGCAATCACGCGAGACGTCACGCCGTGATCACGGCTGGCTTCACGGGCGCCGCAGAGCTTCGCTACGTCGCGCGCCTCGTGGAACGCCAGCGTGTACGGGGACTCAAGACCGAGCTGTCCAGAGCACACCGTGAGGCCTTCGCGCCGCTTCAGCCGGCCGTCAAGGCGCAGGCCGCGGCGACCCTGCCCAGCGGCTACGCGCCGACCATGAGCCGGTCAGTGAAGGTGTCCGCCCGGCGCTCCGGGCTGACCACCTACGCCATCGTGTTCGCGCGCGGCCGGGCCGAGGAGCGCGACGTGCGCCGGGTCAATGCCGGCGAGCTGAGGCATCCGCTCTTTGGCCTGCGCGGGCACTGGTTCGCCACCGGGGTGGCGCCGGGCTTCGTCGATCGCCCGGTGGCCGACCTGGGCGAGGCCATCGCCACCAAGAGCCTCGATGCGCTCGAGCGCATCGGCCAGGAAATCATCAGGGGGTAGGCAATGCCAGTTATCCGTCTGGGTGACGTCGATCGGGAACGCTACGGCGGTCCCGAGTGGCTCGAGGTACCCGACACGCTGCCGATGCGGGAGGCCGAGGCGCTCGAGGAGGCCGGCGGCGCGTATCTGGACTGGTTCCGCCGGCACACCGCGCGCGGCTTCGCCACCGTGGTCTGGGTGGGCCTGCATCGTGCCGGCGTGACGCTGAAGTGGAGCGAGCTCGCAGATCTCGACCTCGGTTCCATCCTCATTGCCGACGCGGACCCGGGAAAAGCGGTGGAGGCCTCCGACAACGGCGCCTCTCATACACCGCGGACCTCTGCATCCTCTTCCGATGCTCGCCGGAAGAGGTCGAGCGGCTAGACGTGCGCGTCTTCGAGGAGATGGCCGCCCATGTGGACCGCTGGCGGGAAGAGGCACGCAAGCCGGGTCCGCCCAGTCCACCGATGAGGGGGTGACCCGATGGCCGGGCCGACCACGCGCCACATCAAACTCAAGGCCACCACCGACAGCGACGGCAAGGGCCTGGCCGAACTTCGCGACGATCTCCTCAAGGCCAGCAAGGGCGCCGACCAGCTCACCACCTCGCTCGATAAGACCGAGGCCGAGGCCAAGACGCTGGGCGCCCAGATCGCCCGGACCAAGAAGGAAATCCGCGAGCTCGGCGAGGAGTTCGAGCGGACCGGCGACCAGAGTCTCTTCGGCGACCTGCGGCGCCAGCGCGCGCACCTGAAGCAACTGGAGCAGATCGCATCGGAAAGCGGCGGCCGGATCTCCGACGCCCTCAAGGGCGCGGTGGACTTCGGCGGCCGGGGTCTGCGCCCGCGCAACATCGCCATCGCCGGCATCGTGGAGGCCGTCGCGCTGGCCGCACCGACCATCGGCGCGATGATCGCGGGCGCGGTCACGGGTGCCGTCGGCCTCGGCGGCATCGCGGGTGGTATCGCCGCGGCCAGCAACTCGCCGGCCGTCCGCCAGGCGGCCAAGAACTTCGCTACCAACATCGGCGCGGCCTTCGGCCAGTACGGCGATGCCTTCGTTGAGCCGCTGGTCAACGCCTTCCAGACCCTTGAGCAGGGCTTCCACTCGATGGGCCTCGAGGCGTTCTTTGAGAAGACCGCGGCCTACGTGGACGATATCGCCCGCGGCTTGGCCGGCTTCGGCCGGAACATGATGCCCGGACTCATGTCCACACTGGACAAGGCTGGTCCGATCCTGGCGATCCTGGGCCGCGAGCTTCCGCGACTGGGTAAGGCCTTCGGCGACATGTTCGCCACGATCGCATCCGGCAAGGGCACCGTGGAGGGCTTCTATTTCCTCCTGGGGACGATCAAGTTTACGTTCGAGGCTCTGGGCGCAACCATCAAGTGGCTCTCCGACCGGTTCTACGACTGGATGGTTTTCGTCAAGAATCTGAGCGGGGCGCTCGAGGACACCACGCTCGGGCCGTTCTCAGAGCAAATGGCGCGCATCAATGACATGACTGAGGACTTCCTCAACAAGGGCAACGAGGCGCCGCAGGTACTCAACACGATCAGTCGTGAGTTCAATGTGGCCGGCCAGTCCGCCGAGACCACGGCCGCGTCCATCAACCGGGTAGCCGACTCTCTTCGCAATGCTCAGGCGGCCTCGCTCGCGCTGTCGGACGCCACGCTTGCGTATCAGGCCGACCTCATCGCCATGAAACAGCAGGTCAAGGAGACCGGCACCTCTCTCGATGCGACCACCGAGAAGGGCAACCGCAACCGCCAGATGATCAATCGCATGGTGGGCGATCTCATGCGGGAGCGGGACGCGGCCATTGAGGCGGCCGACGGCAACCAGACCAAAGTGGACCGGGCAAACGCGGCGTATGCCAGCCAGATGAAAAAGCTCCAGGACCTTATGGTCAGGCTCGGCTTCGAGAAGGGCCTGATTGAACAACTGATCGGCGCCTATAAGCGCATCCCGCCGCGGATTACCACGGAGATCATCCAGGAGTACAAAACCAAGGGCAAGCCGGCCGGCGAGCACTCCGGCGTACGGTACGGCGAACGGGAAGGCCGCGCCCACGGTGGTCCGGTCCTGCCCGGCGTGGAGTACGCGATCAATGAACACCTCCACGGCGGCGCGAAGGTGGAGACCGTCACCTTTGGACAGACCGGCGTGGTGCACCCACCGTCGACCACGCTGCGGCCGGTGCAGGGCGGCGGCAACCAGTACAACATCACGGTCAACATCCCGCCCAGCGTGCACCCACGCGACGCCGCGCGTGAGCAGGTCAACGCCCTGCGCCAGTACGAGCGGGCCAACACCTCCGCGTGGCGGTCGTCGTGACCGCCCCCGTCGTCATCGTTGAGGCGGCCTTCGCGGGCGGCGCGAGTACTGGTCTGTACCTGCACCTGAACGATGAGGCGCGCGGCATCCTCGACACGGCCCAGCTCGGCCCCGACGACGGCGTGTGGGAGGACATCTCTGACAAGGTGCTGGCCATCCGCATCCGCCGCGGCGCCACGCAGGTTGAGTCACCCATCCCGCGCTACGAGGCCGGCACGGCCATCATTCAACTGGACAACTCCACGCGCGACTTCGATCCGACCAACCTCGCCGGCCCGTACGTGGCCGGGGGCGTCACGCAGGTCACGCCGATGCGCGCGGTGCGGGTCATGGCCACCCACGGGGGCGTCACCTATCACCTCTTCCGCGGCTTCGTGGACGAGTGGGTCATCGACTATGACGGTCCAAACTGGTCGATCTGCGAGTGTCGGGCCACTGACGGCACGAAGGTCATTGCCAACAACGACCGGACGGCCGTGGCTGCCGTGGGAGCCGGCGAAGACTCCGGCGCCCGCATCGACCGCATTCTCGACTCTGCCAGTTGGCCGGCGGCCGATCGGATCATCGCAACCGGAGACACCACGCTCCAGGCGACCACGCTGGCCGACAACTCGTGGACTGAGATCCTTCTGGTGCAAGACACGGAGTTTGGCGAGGTCTACTTTGACACGCAGGGGCGGCTAGTCTTCCGCAACCGCCAGGCCAGCATGGAAGACCTGCGCAGCCAGTCGGCCGTGGCGAAGTTCGGCGATGACGTCGATCCGGGCGTTGAGACCACCGTCAACTACGTGACAAACCCGTCCCTTGAGTCGGGAATCACCGGTTGGGCTGCGGGTGGCTCGGCGCCCCCGACGCTGTCGCACTCGAGCGCGCAAGCCCTGTATGGCACCGACTCTCTTCTGATCACCTGGGACACGGGAGGCCTACTGCCACATGCCTATTACGTGGTGTCGGGCCTCACGCCGGGGCGCACGTACACGGCCAGCATGTACGTGTACGTGCCCACCGGTTCACCGAAGGCGATTTTGAATTGGGACACTGCGTTCCTCCACTTTGGAAACGCGAGCGACGTGTTCGACACGTGGACGCGGATTCAGGTGACCGGCACGGCCACGGACACGGACATCGGAATCTACCTCTGGCCGGTGACCGCACCCACGGCCGGCCAGACGTGCTATGTGGACGGTTTCCAGTTTGAGGAGGGCGAGACCACCACCACGTACTGTGATGGTGATCAGGCCAGTTCCGAGTGGGATGGTACGGCTCACGCCAGCACCTCGCGGCGCCTGCCGGAGCTCGGGTACGCGGACGTCAAGCTCGACTACACGGACGCCACGCTCGCCAACGTGTGCAAGGTGACCCGGACGGGCGGGTCTGAGCAGACCGTCACCGACACCACGTCAGTGGCGCTCAACCTCTCGCACACCTTCCGGCGTACAGACCTGCTGATGCAGACCGACTCCGCGGCGCTGGACTACGCGTACTTCGTTCTGTACCAGGCCAAAGACCCGGAGCTGAGATTTACGGCCCTGCTCATCCGCCCGATGGCCGATGAGGACCGACTCTATCCGCAGGTGCTCGGCCGGATCTTCGGCGACCGCATCCGCATCGTGCGGCGCCCGCCCGGTGGCGGCACGGCCATCAGCCGCGAGGCATTCATCCGGGGCGTTGAGCACACCATCATCCCGGGCGGCGACTGGTCCA